TCCGAAATGGCCTGGCGGACGAGGTTGAAATAGTTCTTGCTGTGCATAACCCAGGCGACGATCTGGCCGGCCTGGTCTCCCATTCTCGACATCCCGTTTGCAAGATGGTCAGCGGTGAGCGTTGGCTTCTCCTGGCCGCTTGCATCGAAAACATTCGCGGTCACGACCTTGATAGCGGTGACCGCTGACGTAATGACGGCCTCGAGATAGTCGGCTATTTTGTTTTTTGCGACGATTTCGCCGATGATGAAAGACATCTCTCTTTCGTCTTTGGAGATTTTTTTCCAGGCATCCAACGTCTGTTCGGCCAGGATTTTCCGAGCCAGTTTGACCGAGATGAATTCGTCCATCTCGAGCTTCACTGGGGTCGCGGCGGTGGTTGATGTGAGGTCCCGGCGCGTGATAAGGCCGGTGAGCTGTTGAATGAAAGATTCCTTCTCATAGTCGCCGAGGGCGTCTTTGCGAACGAGTGCGAGCGCGCCTTGGCTGGCGGCGTTGAATACGTCTGTGTTCCGGCGCAATAGTTCAAACTGCCCGGCGTTGAATTCCTCGTCGTAAATTACGAAATCACTACCTTTTCCGATTGCCATGATGTTTATTTTCCTTTTTTAGTTTGTGCCTGGAACCGGAAAACGATCCGTTATTCCTGGGCTAGTTTTTCAAAAGCCTCGCGGCCATGTTTTCCGACGAATGCGACCTTGTCTGCGCGCGTCAGCAGTTGTGACATTTTCGTGATTGTTCTCGGTCCTGCGCTGTACTGCGAACCGCCTTTGCCTCCGGTGGCGGTCCCTCGAACGTAGTGCTGGTACTTTTCCTGCCCCTTGATCGCGTCAAGCGCTTTGTCAACAGGCAACATCTCTGTCACGTCCTCGTTCTTGTCGTTTTTGTATGTGACCTCGAAGAGGTCGAGAAAGTTTCCGGGTACTGGCTTGCCGTCCTTGTCCATGACCGGCTCGCGCTTGTGTTTTTGCAGGAGTCTGGGAACGATGTCGGCGCCTGGATCGATGAAGTCGTTTTTCGCGTGGCTGATGATCGAGGTAGAAACTTGATCGCGGACGCGGGCGACTTTCTCTTGATCGAGAGCGGAGAGGGCAGCGTCACGGGCTTTGTTCGCTTCGGACAGTTGCGTCTCAACTTGTTTTTCCGCGTCTTGCCGGGCGTTGGCGAGGTCGGTTTCCATCTGTTCTTTTTCGCCCTTCATTTTGTCGATCAAAGCTTGAAGTGCGGGTGTTTTCGTCGCCTGATCCTCGAGCGTTTTGATCTGCTCGTTTTGTCGGGCGAGGCGTTTTTCGATGGCAGTATCGACCTGCGTTTGCGTTTTCGCGTTTTTGATGGTGACTTCTTCGTCGCCCACTTTGTACGGGGCGCCGTCGACGTCGACCAGGATGCCGTCTTCATTCATTTGCAGTTCCATGTTATCGTTCCTTTTTCCGTCGTTTAGAGCCCGCGTAGGCTTTATCCGGGGTTTAAGGCTGAGCCCGTGGCCTGTCCACGCTAGAGCGCCGCGTGTGAGCGTTATTCGTTGTCTTCGTCGCCCCCTTCCGCTGCGAGTGTTTCGTCGACGAGGGCAAATTTTCTCGCCTCGGCGGCCTCGATGGCCTTTTCAGCCTCATCGTTATCGAAATCTGAAGGAAGAATTTCACCTGTTTTCAGGATGTCCCAAAGTTCGCGAACCGGTAGTTGATCTGTCATAACGAGAGCGGAAAGTGCTTGGATCATCGCTGATTCAATCATTTGGTTGTCGAAATCACGCGAGTAAGAAATCTCAATGTTGTCGATCTCTGAATCACCGAGTTGCTCCCACACCCCCATAATTTCCCAGCATCGTTGCTCCGATGCCTCAAGAGATACGGAGACCGACTTGAGGGACGCGGCGAATATCTTCCTGTCCTCGCGTTGTGCGTCGGCCGATTGGGTTTGCGCGGAGTCGCGCATCGCCTGAGCAAGAGCAATCGAGAAAATGCGCGATTGTTTACTTCGGATTGAGAGGCGGAGCGACTCGAATCCTTTTCCGTTTGTCTCCAGGAAAAAGACTTCCGTCTGGTATTCAGGCACGCTCGGGATAAAGAATCCGCCGCCCGTCAACATCTCTTCAGGCTTCTCTTTTGCTATGACGCACGGTATCGGGTGCGCGGAGATTTGCTCATACCGATCAAGGTCGCTTTCTTTATTGTAAATCTGGAGAATGAAAGGGTTGACGCTTCTCGTGACCGGCCACCCGGAATAGTCCGTGCGCCGAACGCCAAAAAACGGGATCATCGGTACCACGCCGAGAGAATGCACGCCTTCGTCGATAATCTCAACAGTGGATTTTGTATTTCCGCCAGTCCCGGTTGTTTTGGTCGCGTAGACATACCAAGCCGACCGCGTCCAAACCGTCCACTGATCGCGATATACAGGTTCTTCACCAAAATCGTCTTCGGCCCGCGGCTCCTCAGAGTTGGTTTCCGTAACGGTGAACAGTAATTTTCGGTCTTCTCCGACGGCCCAGTCGATTACGGCGCCGCCAGGCACATGCTCGAAGAAGGGGCGGAGTCCTGCTTCCTTCTCGTCGAGTGCGCTTCTCACGGTAGGGTTGCCATCATCGTCGACGGGAGCTCGAGGCATGTCGACCAAAACCCAATGGATGCCGTCAACCTGGGCCTCTCTGCCGGCATCGGCGAAGAATACGGAGGCCGGCGTGCCTTTGAGGTCTATATCATCCATGTAGGCCTCAAGCGTGGCGGGGAGTTCTCGTGTGTGAGTTTTCAGGAATAGGAGGGCTTGGCGGGCGTCGACGATTTTCTCAGCGAACGGATCGAGGGCGGCGCGCGCGAGGCGAAGCGCATAATCCGCGTCTTCCTCGTTTTTTCCTTGAATTAGGTAGGTGGTTTCTTTCGCTTTAACGTCTTCGTCGCCCTCGTACAAGTCGCGGGATATAGTTCGCGCGGCGAGAGTGGCGTCATAGTCTGGGTGATGTCGGCTCAAGTTCTTGGACATACGGCGGCCCATCCTGGGTGGCCAATTCCGAGTTTTGCACAGGACTTTTCCGAATGTCAAGCACTTTTTTGTCGTTCTTGTACGATTTCTTTCACCAGAACGCCATGAATGTTGCAATAATGTTGCATGAATGTTGCAGCAATACGTCAAAAAAAGCGCGCAGCGCTTAAAAAACGCCAATCCCCCTCATCACGCCGCTCTCCGCCTTGACGTTGTTACGCGTTATCTCGAGCATCCCCGCCACCGCGTCCGGGCCATCGTCATGGGCCGAGTACGGCCATTCCTCGATCATCAACACCAGGCGGCGCCATGAGTTCGCCTCCGGGCTGTCACCCTTTATCCGCTCCTCGAGGTCCTCAGGGAATCGAAGCCAACCCTGTTCGAGCGGCGGGCCGATCTTTTCGATCCGCGATTCCTTTTTCTCGGTTGGATTGCAGACGCCCCACGGCAGTTGCCAATAAGGATTTCCTGCGAGGCGCAATTTATCCTGATGCGCGACAACGCTCGGGCGAATCCAGTCTTCTGTGTTCGAGAGCATCTCGATTTTAAGCGAATGAATTCCGCCGAAGCCGAGCCGAACCCACTTCTCGTGTAGCGTGAAGCACGCCCCGACCTGTTCCGCTGGCGGTTTCCGGGCAACCCAACAGTCGATCAGGTCCGTTGTCCCGTCGCCGCGCTCAAGGCCAAGGATCAAGGACGCGTAGTCGCCCTTGTGGGCGTGGCGCCCGCCAGCGGGGTCCAGGAACGCTACGATGCGCCCGTGCTCATTGAGGTCGGACCACGCCCAGCGCTTCCAGTATTTTTTGTCCGGGAACCGGGCGTCCTCTGGTTGCACGTCACGGCCCTCGAAAAGTCTCACCCACGCATCGCTTGGCGACTCCCGCTTCTTAATCAACCGCTCGCGCGGCCAATGACTCCAAAGATCGAACTCACCTTCCGATTCTTCAGACCAGCCAGGCGGCGGGTTGTGGATCGTCCATGCAAGCGCGTCCACATCGCGGTAGCCGATCCAGAGCGTCGAGTAGGACGGAGACGCCCGCATTTTGTGGATAGCGTCCTCGCGGTGCCAGTTATTGTTGAGCACGATCATGGCGCCGTCCTCTGATAGCCGGTTGGCGAACGTGAGAAATAGGGCGGAAGCGCTCTTAGCGCGCGCGGCAGGGCTTTCAATGCAGTCACGCGTCACGCAGTCATCGGCGAGAAGGAAATCAAGCCTATGGCCCTCAGATGGCCCGAACAGGCTGTACGTCTCGAATGCCGGGCGGTCGTGGTTCTCAAGGTAGAGTTTCTCGCTCGACCATTTGCCGCGGTCGACGCCGCTGCGCCGCACGTCCGGGCGGAGTTCCGGGAATGCCGCCTGACACAGGGGAGAAGTCATGAGTTTCCGCGTGCTGATCAGGTGTTCTTCCGACAAGTCCTTATCAGCCGATACGAAACCGATCTTTTTTTTCGGATATTGGGCGAGCAACCAAACGAGGAGCGGGATGACCAGCGATGTCTTCGCGTGCTCGGGCGGCGCCTGGATGAGAATGTTGCGCTTCTCGGCAATGCAGGCGAGGATGAAACGGATCATGAGGTCTTGGAAGGGGTGGCGTCGGACTTGATGGCCCGAAAGGGCGATTGCGAGTTCGGAGAATGCGATAGGGCTTTTGCGCGCGGCCAGGGCGAGGGCGTGGACCTGCTCGACGGCGCTGGGTGTGGCGGATGGCTCAGTTGCCATTGTTCCCGCCGCCATTCCCCCCTTTGCCGTTCCCGTTCTTCGGCTCGTCGGACAGCGTCACGCCGAGCGACAGGCGGTTGGCGTGCGCCGTGATGTCGATAACCGGATCGGGCGGCTGCGAACGAAACCTTTCGAGGAGTTTTTGCGCCG